TCAGTTCTGGCTCAAGATGATGTCAGCAGGTAGTGCCAGCAACTCTTCTTCGATCAGTTCCCACGGCTTTGCGAGATCCACGGTTTCCCAACGTATCGAATGTCCCTGAATTGCGACTTTCTCAGACAGGGTGTGCTCAACCGTCGGGTAGAGAAGGACGCCGGTTGACGTCCTGTGATGTTCCGAGCGATCTTCCTGCGACTTGAGGTACGCATAAATCTGGAATAGATGGTCGCGGCTGAAGGTCTGATTGCCCCAGCGACCGGTGACCAGAATCCTGGCTGTGAATTTCGTGTCGAGCACGACCAGGTGACCGGACGGTCGGTGCTGCAGGGTCAGGTCTGGTCTCATCGCCGGAAGAAACTCGGTCATCCCTTCTGCCGGCCACGCGAATGGCGGTTGCGAAGTGACCGCCCAGTCACGGAGGTGGTAGCTGTAAAACCGGGCGACGAAACGCTCGTAGGTGTCGTATAGAGTGAACGCGTCCCGATCGAGCTGCGGCAATCCCGTGAAGCCCGAGTCCTCAGTCGGCATCTGCCTCTGACTCAGGAGGAAACAGATTGCGAGCATCAGCCGATAGTCGACATCGTGCCGCTGTAATTGTTCCCGCCGGATGTCGGACACCTTAAGTTCGATCAGGTCAACTGCTTCCATCTCACGAACGATCCGGCGAAGCCGCGCCCGTAATCCATCTGCTGCCCGCGAGTCGGTACCGAACTTGCCGACCTGAACCATCCGAGCCAATGTGCTTCGCACGATCTGGTTCTTGGGGACATTGGCGCTGAAGACCTGAAACTGGCAGTACGCTCGCCCATGTTGAAACGCCAGTCGCTTCAGGCTTTCGTTGAAGTCAACTCGGCCGCGAACGCCCGCAATCTCGGCTGCGTGTGGCCGGTAGTCGCGCCCAAGACCAATGCGGATTCGTTGCTGGATCAGATTTGCGAGGATCGTCGACAGCAGAGCGTCGAGCGTCGGCGCATTGTCGACTTCGGCTTTCCAGTGGGACTTCAAATGCACGACGTCCCACACATACAGCAGCATGTGCCAGAGATTTCGAACGGGAATTCCGGTCTTCGTCAGATGGTCTTCCCGTGCTGAACGCTCCGTGTCGATCATTTCGCAAGCAGCCCTTCCTGGGCCTGTTCGACCCGTCTCGCGTTGTCGAACCAGTACTCCTTGAGCAGCGGAACGATCTCACTGCGAACGACCCCCTCGAACCATGATCGGTCCAATCCAGAGAAATCGTCGCCGCGCGGACAGAAGAAGCTGTGTCCGACCTGGTAGTTCTCGCCCAGCAACGGATCGTCAGCAATCTCCTGGTTCAAGGCGATCATGCGCGTCGCAACCAGCTCCGCGAGCTCCAGCTGCATTTTTCGATCGGTCAGCCACTGGCGAAAAACTTGACTCGAGTACTGCGGAGTGAGCGTCATAAATGCGAATCTGCGGCGCAACGCATAATCAACGATAGCCAGCGATCGATCGGCAAGATTCATCAATCCAATCAGATGCACGTTGGCAGGCACGTAGAACCGCGGCTCACCGTCATTCTGGTAAACGAGCGGCACGGCGAATTCAGGTCCCCGCTTGTCTGCTTCGATGAGCATCAATAACTCGCCGAATATCTGACTCAGGTTTCCGCGATTGATCTCGTCAATGATGAATACGAAATCGCGGTCGGGATCGCTCTGCGCCCGCTTGCAGAACTTGTAGAAGACGGCGTCCTGCAGCCCGAACGTTCCTGCCTGGTCTGGCAGCGGACGATATCCCCGCACGAAATCCTCGTACGAAAACGTCTGGTGAAACTGGACCAGTTCCACACGGTCATCTGCCTTCTCCTCCATCAGGGCGTATGCCAGTTTTCGCGCGATGAACGTCTTGCCGACACCTGGAGCGCCCTGAAGAATCAGATTCTTCTTCGCACGGAGGCGTTCAATCGCCTGGGCGATCTCAGGCTCGGACAGAAAGACGCCCGATGCGATGATGTCCTCGACGCTGTACGGCTCTCCCGACCTGCCGTCATCGTCATCGCCGTCCGGATCGGGAACGTCGTCTGAACTCCACCATCGCTGGCAGAACCAGTCATAGTCCTGGCTCGCCCCGTTCCAGATGAAGTCGATCAACTGGCTCGAAAGATCGGTATGCCGGTAATCGGGATCAGTTCGCAGCCGCCAGATGGTTCGGCGGTCTGTATAGAAATACCACTCCTTTGGCTCGAATCCGGAGTCCCATTCCACCTCCAGCGTTCTGCCATCGCCGCGATTGGCGACAACAGTGCCAATCGCCTTGATTGACATTCGCGAAACAGTGTTGCCACGTGCGTCAAACGGCAGATTCTTTTTCTGTGTCGAGGATGACTTAATAGCAATTTGATCCCCGACTTTGATTGAGCGCACTTCTTCGAGGTATTTGTCTGTGTAACCGTTCTGCCAGACACCCTCGTCGAGGAATCGCTCTGTCTGGTCGGGAGGGTCGGAGTCGTTCCAGTAAGCACCGACGAGCCAGTAATTATTCCCGGCCGGCAACTCCTTGTCGGGTTTGCCATCCCCGGTGTTAGCGGAAAGCCATGCTTCACGGGAAACCTCAGGCAGAGGTTTCCCTTTCTCTGCAACACTTCTGATCGCATCAATGTAGAAGCTGGCTGAAAGGCCATCGGAAGGCAGGTCGATCTTGAGATAGTCCCGGTTGATGTTGTCCAGATTCAAGAACGTGTCAGGGCGAATCCAGAACAGTCCCATCGTGAGATTCGTAGCAACACCTCTGACATTCAATGCCGCATCAAATGCCTCTGCGAATTCCGGACTATCGATCGGGTCGTCACCCAGCGCCAGTCGAAACACACGCCAAAGGGTTGAGACGTCGTCGCGACCACGCTTGTCCTGGTAGGAGATGAACCAGGAATTCTGGTTGTTCACGACCGGAATGCCGTTGAAATCATCGGGCAGGGGATTCTCTGCTCCGAGGAGTTTTTTAACCTCGGTAAGAATCGCGAGACGTTCCTCGGTTCGAATCTGGCGATTGAAGGAGCCGAGAAATGTGAAGGGGTCTAACTCCTGGATCAGAAACCGCTCACCGTCCTTGCCTTTGTCATTCAGCGGTGTGACCTTAATGCCCTCTGTCCGCAACTGATCAAGGCACGCGATGAGTTCCGGCTGTCGGTCTTCCCAGTCAAGAAGCAGACGGCCCAGTTCGGTATAGAGTGGAATCCAGGTAAATGTACTTTCCATACAGCATCCGGTCCTGAAGCATTATTGTAGATCTCTTGATTGCTGGACGGATTGTACAGAGCGGTCATCCTCACGGCACTTCGCTACGCAAGGTCACGCAAGCGATTGAATCAGTCTGCTGTCGTCTCATCCCACACTCTTCGTTGCTTCCGCCAATCGGGGATAGCGGCGATTGGTTGGAGTTGGCGGAGGTGGAGCGGGTCGCGGCCGGATTCGACCCGGGGCAGGAAGAGCAGGTCTTCCTGGATGTCGGGAGCCAGCATTAGCAGATTCATGATCTGCGTGACCCGGGCTCGACTGACGTTGCCGAGCTGAGCGAGTTCGGCCTGGTTGTCGATCTTGCCAGCCTTGATCAGTTGGTCGAAGCGGATCGCCAGAGCCATCAGGCGAGTGACTCGCGGGATGCGTCCGGACGGGCGCGGTAGATCTTCCGGCGGGCCTTCAACCAGAACGCGATGGCCGCGTTCCTGTCGCTGGAAGTGGATTTCGGCTTCGACTCGAATCGGTTTCATGATGCGTTGTCCTCGTCGGTGAATTCCTCGGTGAGTGTCTGGATTCCGTTAGGGTGAAACGTGACGGCGACCTTGTTGCGGGCACCGTCGTAGTCGACCCGGGAGACCAGCAGGCTGATGACACGAACCTGTTCGCGGGGTGACATGGACTCCCACAGCGGGTCAAACAGGGACATCGCCTGTGCGACTTCTTTCTGGTCCACCACCTTGTGACTGAGTGTGAGTGCCTTTTCGCGAAGTTCGGTCATGCGTCTTTCGCCGTCGCGGATGCGTTCCTGCAGGTCGGCCAGACGATCGACCGCCGGCGATGCCTGCTCGCTCGGATTCAACTGGTCGATCAGTCGTCTTACTTCGTCATTCCAGCGGACAAGTTCCTGTTCGAGACCGTGGCGTTCGGCTTCCAAGCCTTGCACCAGTTCATCGGCCTGCTGGCGGGCCTGTGTGACGGTGTCGCGAATTAACTCTTCGTCCCGACCGACACAGCGGATCTGATCGACGACGAATCGTTCAATCTCCGTCGCGGGGATCGACCGTGACGGGCAGGTGTGCCATCCCCGTTTCTGCGCCGCCGAGCAGACGTAGTAGCGGTAGCGTTTCCCGTCCGGCTTCTTCGTGTGTGTCGGCACCATTGCCGCATCGCAGGGAACGCAGCGAAGAAGGCCCTTCAGCAGAGCCCCGAAGCGGTTCCGCACGAGCGCGCCACCAGTGCGCCCATTCCGCTGAAGCAACGACTGCACGCGCTGCCAGGTTTCCGGATCGACGATACCGGCATGCTCCCCTTCGTGGACTTCGTCCTTGTACCGCAGCTTGCCGATGTAGGTCACATTGGTGAGCAGCTTGTGCAGGCTCGATTTCGTAAACGTCTTCCCGCCGCGTTCAGTGCCTTTGCGGGTGACCCAGCGTTTGTTGAGCCAGCCGCGATTCTCGAGTTCCTGGATGACGGCAAGCAGAGAGCGATGCTCGAGATACAGCTCGTAGATCGTTCGAACGCGAACGGCCTCGTCCTCGTTGACGATCAGCTTCGAGCCACGCGGGTCGACGTCATAGCCGAGCAGCGGCATGCCGCCCGACCATTTTCCCTTGCGGCGCGCTGCGGCGATCTTATCCCTCGTCCGTTCCGAGATGATCTCGCGTTCGAACTGGGCAAACGACAGCAGGATGTTGAGTGTCAATCTCCCCATCGAACTGGTCGTGTTGAAATTCTGCGTGACCGCGACGAATGACACGCTGTGCCGGTCAAACTTCTCCAGCATGCGGGAGAAATCCATCAGCGACCGACTGAGGCGATCGACCTTGTAGACGACCACGCAGTCGATCCGGCCGGCTTCAATGTCGACCATCATTCGCTTCAGCGCCGGGCGATCCATGTTGCCGCCGGTGAAACCACCGTCGTCATAATGGTCGGCGACAAGCTCCCAGCCTTCCTGTGCCTGGCTGAGAATGTACGCCTCGCCGGATTCACGTTGTGCGTCGAGCGAGTTGAATTCCTGGTCGAGGCCTTCGTCCGTCGACTTCCGCGTGTAGATGGCACATCGAATTGCCGCTGGCGGCTTGTCCCGGCCGTTACGACGTTGAGAGAACTGGCTCATCTCCGATCCTCCCGACGAAGGCGGAAGAACTGAAAACCGTTGATGTGCGTGCCGGTAATCGTCTTCGCGGCGGCGCTGAGCGAACGGTAGACCTCGCCTTCGTATTCGAACCCGCTTGTCAGCACGCGGACCTGAACCGTACGGCCCTTGTACTCGCGGGACAGCACTGTCCCTGGCAGCGGTAATCGATCGTCGTGATCGAACTGCACGTGAGTTGTGACCGTCTGCGCTTCCGGGTTTGTTGTGACAGGTTTGGGACGCGGTGGCGAAAGCCGCAGATCGGCATCGTTCGCGAGTTCCTCCGCCCGCTTGCGAGCCCGTTCGGACAGACCACCCTCGGCGAGTTCCTGAATTCGCCAGACGATCCGCTTGATGAGCCAGGCCCGGTTGCCCGTCTTCGTCTCATCATCGAAGACGTCTTCGTACTTTCGTCGCAGCTCCCGGACTGTCATCCGCTGCAGAGCTGAGATCTCTTTGCCCACATTCAATGACATCACATGCCTCCGTTTGAGAAACCGATCGCATCACGCGATCTCGAAACCGTTAACCGTCGTGGTCACTGAGCACGGTTTCGGACGGAAGCTCAAGGCATGTCGTGTCGGTCGCGGACAACTCCTGTTGTTCGGCGATCAGCCGGTAACGCTGGCGCAGAATGACAGCAGCGAAGATCGCGGCCAGCTCGGTTCGACGTTCATTCGACGTCATCACTACGGGATCATCTGTCATGAGCATCCTGCCATGAGTCAGGCAGCGCGCAGGGCGATCGCAGTTCAGCGATGCGGCGGCCAATGCGGTCTTAGCGGTTATTCGTTCGCCCTGTCTGTAGACCTACCCGGTCGGAGTTCGAACTGACGAAATCGATCTCGCGAAAGCGACCGGTTCGTTCAATCGCCGGTGGTTGTTCTCTCCAGCGCCCGACGATGCGGCGTCGGAAAATGCTCGTTCAATTGACCTGACAGATATTCGGGCTAAAATGCCGCAGATCATTGGACAGCAGAAAAAGGCGATGAAAGGACAGTTCCGTGGCGGGACAGCGTGTGCGTCGTGGTCGACGCCCCATTTCCGGATTGACCGAACCCCAGCAGAAGACGCTGGCGGCGGTGCAGGAATGGCTCGCACGTAATCATGTTCCGCCGACGATGCAGGAACTGGCGGACGCGCTGGGAATCGCTCCCGCCAGTGTGCATGAGCAGATCACGCAGCTCGTGCGCAAAGGTTATCTGCATCGGGAACCGCGCAAGGCCCGCAGCCTGACTGTGGTCAGGCAGGTGCCTCCCGATCCGGCCGGACTCGTTTCGGTGCCGATCGTGGGCACGGTCGTTGCGGGCACGCCGCTGCTGGCGGAAGAAAACGTCGAAGGGGAAGTGCTGGTCGACGCGGCTCAGGTGCGTTCGGGCCGGCACTTCGCTCTGAGGGTTTCTGGTGACAGCATGCAGGATGCCGGCATGCAGACCGGAGACCTGGTCGTCGTCCGTCAACAGCCGGTGGCCGAGAACGGTGACATCGTGGTCGCACTGCTGGATGGCGAAGCGACCGTCAAACGACTGTCCATACAGGGGCACGAGATTGAACTGCGTCCCGAGAACTCCCGGTATCGACCGATACCGGTGGCTCCAGACGCAGACCTTCGCGTGCTGGGCAAAGTCGTGGCGGTCCGCCGAATTCAGCAGGAACAGAACGAATGACTCGATTTTCACTGCCAACCGTGCTGCGCATGGTTCCCAACCCGCTGCTGCGGGAATTCTTCGTCCGGATGAATCTGGACTCACTGCCCATCGACTGGGATGGCCTGCAGAAGCGGGAGATCGGTCCCATTCAGCAGGCTCTCGATGATCTCTCTGATGATGACTTCGACCGGGTCGAATCGAACCTGCATGATGTCTGCGAGCTGTCACGCGAGACCGGATTCAATGCTCTGGTCGAAGCGGCAGCGGACGCTGGTGATTTCGATTTCGCAAGCCGTCTCCCGGACAACGGCGGCTGGTATCACAAGGCGATGTGGGCGTGGTTGAATGAGCCGGAACTTGTGCAGTCGGCACTGGTGATTCACGAAGTCCAATCGCTGAGTCGCTGGCGAAAACGGACAGACCTGCCCTGCAGGAATCCTGACACGACTCCGGAAGCCATCGAGCGTCTCTCGCGAGAGCTGTCTGACCTGCTGGTGTGGGAACAGGGACGGGGACGGCACTGCACGGTCGAGACGCTCAGTCGAAAGGGCGTCGAGTACTTCTTCGCGTGGCCGGATGATTTCGTGCAGAACGTCACCATTCACGATTCAGCCGGGCGGTTGCGACCACGCATGATGCGGAAGACGTTTCAGATCATCTTTGCCTTCTCGCCGGTCGATGGCACTCTTGAGCTGCTGGCTCGCGTGCCACCGAAAGTTCGCGACCGCATTGAGGCCGTTTTCGGGCGCACGGTGCTTGGTGTGGAACTCGCTCCGTGGAAGCCCGAGACCGTGTATGACCTCGATGTGCTCAAGGACCCGCACTTCTCGCTGGCCACCGATCCCGAAGATGCGGTCGAAGTCCGGATCCGGGCCATGCGGCTGTCGTTCCGAAACAGCCATCGCCGGATCACGCTGGAAGCCGATCCCGACCGGTCGCCTGACGACGTTTACCACATGATCAACGAGTGTCTGGACGATACGGGATGTCCGATGCATGCCGTGCATGTGACGCAGGTCACATTCTGTTTTCAGTTTGCCCCTCGCGGACGGACGCGCGGCGGCACGGTGACCTTCAACGTGACCTGGCCGAACTCATGCACCGTCCGCAGCGAACGGCCGGAACGAGTGGAGATCGTGCACAAGTACCTCAAGCGATGGGGGATCGAGCGTGACGAGCAGTCTGTCGAGAGTGCTGCAGACGCTGGAGATGGAACCAGCCCGGCTCTCGTCGTCTGACGTCGAACGCTGGCTGTCTCCGTCACCAGCATGGATGAACGGAACGCGAGTTCTCACTCCAGCGCAGCCGGCGCGATCACTGCCGTGTCCGCAATGTGCCGGAGTCGGACGCGTTGCGCCGCTCGCGAAGTCACTGATGCTGGTGTGTCCCGAGTGTGGGCCAACGAGAATCGACGGATCGAGTCTCCAGCGATGGGACATCGACGTTCCCGTACTGCTCGCACTTCTCAGCAGCTCAATGAAACTTCGCGGTCCAGCGACTGAACTTGTCACCGGCCGACTCTGGCGATGGGGAACAGCCACGTGGAATGGCAGGTCGCGAGAGACCGTGTTCGCTCGCAACTGGCGGGGACACGAGGCCAACATTTTCAATGAGATGGATCGCCGCCCGGCAGCGATGGTCGTCGTTCCGACCGAAGCATCGGTTCGCCGCTGGCCATTTGCTGGATCGAAAGTCGTCCTCGCGCTGGAAAGCATCATTCTCGAAACCGGCGATGGCCTGGTGTTCGATACTGATCAGGTCGCTGCTCGGTTTGATGACGCGTCTGCAGACCAGCGATCTCGTCGGACTGCTCCGAAGAAACGCGGTGGCCGAGCCGCGAAGATCGAAAAGCTGATTCACGAAATGCAGCGGCATCTCAATGCCGCGCGGAATCACGCAGCCGATACGCGGGAACGAACTGGTTCGCCGCGTCTGCTTCCGCGACCGACGCAGGCCGAGCTGGCCCGCATGACCGGACTCAGCGAATCCGATGTCAGCCGTTGCCTGAAGGACGACAGCGCGGACGTTCTTCGCGTGCTCTGGGAAACGGCTGCCGATCTCAATGCCCTCGTGTCGTGGAGCGGGTCCATTCGACCGCCGGTGGAAGTGGAGGACTGAGCGTTGCACTTGCAGTGGCCGCGTTTTCGCGCAACTGCAAGACGTGAAATCTCAAGACGAAAGTCTCAGCCGGGTCACGCGTTGCGTCACCCGGCTGATTTTCTTTCCGCGTTTCGTGCCAGCCCGCCGGGGGCTGTCGTCGTGCATCGGGCACGACGGGAGTTCCACCCCGACGGAGTCACGAAATGTTGCAGACCACTGAAAAAAACACCGACGCAATCAGCCAGCCACGCATCCCCGACAACTTCTCAAAATCGGTCGTTCGTCGCGCCGCCCGGCGCATGGTCGGGCGAGCCGGGTTCCAGTCGCACGACCGGGACGACATCGAACAGGAACTCTGGCTCAAGCTGCTTCGCCATGCGGAGTCCTTCGATCCGAAGCGTGCCCACTGGCATGTCTTCGTGACGACGGTCGTCAATCGCTGCGCAGCCAACCTGCTGCGCGACCAGCGCGCTCTCAAACGCGACAGTGATCGACTGGATTCGCTGCATTGCAAAGTGCCAGTACCGGGCGAGGCACCTGTTGAACTCGGCGATTGTCTCGACACGACGGAAAAGAACCGCCACCGCGGACAGGCACCGCGTGATCAACTCGAACAGGAATCGCTGGCCGTTGATGTCACGTCACTGCTCGAAACGCTCAACGGCGACGATCGGGACCTGGCGAGGCGATTGAGCGAAACGTCGATCTCCCAGGCGGCACGCGAACTGGGAGTCCCACGAACAACGCTCAATGACGCTGTTCGACGATTGCGCCAGCGCTTCGAGGACGCAGCGCTCCGGGACTGGCTTTGAAAATCACTTCGTCACCTCGCGTCCGAACCGGGTAGGTCTACAGGTAGAGACGAAACAAATCCCGCCGAGGAACACCTGGATGCACAGCACTGCCCGACGCTTCGTCTTCGCAGACGAAGTCCCCTTCGAGGATGTGGAAGCGAGCCTGCTGCTCGCGATCTGGGCTACGGAAAGCCTGCATGGCAGTGAACGCGTCCGCATGGACGCGGGGCATTTTCTCGACACGGACGCTCGCACCGTCGTCGTCGCGGCCGACACCGATGCCGGTCGCGACCTGTGCAAGGTGTTCCTCGGCTTTCTTCGTCGTGAGTTCGGCGAAGACGCCTTTCGAATTGAACGCAACAACCAACCCAACCCACGTCATCCACTCAACGAAAGGACTGCAACTGCATGTCACTCATGAAGCAGATTCAGAAGGGCCGTCAGCCCATGCCGCCACGACTGGTGGTGTACGGCACGGAGGGCATCGGGAAGAGCACGTTTGCGGCACAGGCTCCGAAACCCGTCTTCATTCAGACTGAAGATGGCCTTGCGGAGATCGACTGCGATCGCTTTCCGCTCGCCACGACCTTCGAAGACGTCGAGTCAGCACTGGCTGACCTCGCGATGGAGCAGCACGACTATCAGTCGGTTGTGATTGATTCATTGGATTGGCTGGAGCGACTGATCTGGGATGAGTTGTGCCGGCAGTACAACGTCGCGTCGATCGAGAAAGTCGATGGCGGCTATGCCAAAGGCTACACGCATGCCGTGTCGCTCTGGCGAAAAGTGCTCGACGCTCTGAACGGGCTGCGGACCGATCGTGGCATGGTCGTGATCTGCATCGCTCACGCGAAGGTCGAGAAGTTCGAAGACCCGGAAACCGCCGCGTACGACCGCTACTCACCACGGCTTCACAAGCACGCCGGTGCTCTCGTCAATGAGTGGTCGGACGCCGTGCTGTTCGCGACGCGGAAGTTCCGCACGCAGACCGAAGACGCCGGCTTCGGCCGCAAACGATCGATCGCCAAAGAGATCGGCAGCGCCGGTGGCGAACGCATTCTTCGCTGCGTCGGCGGTCCGTCATGCATCGCGAAGAACCGTTACGGCATTGACGAGGAAATCGATCTCTCGTGGACCGCATTCATCAACGCACTTTCGACAACCAACCAGCCGACAGGAGAAACCAATGGCTAACCTCACAGGATTCGACGCGAACGAAGTGGAACCAACGACCGATTTCGAACCGATCCCCGCCGGCAAGTATGCGGCCGTGATCACCGAGTCGGAGTTCAAGGAGACGAAGTCCGGCACCGGGCAGTATCTGCAGCTCACGTTTCATGTCATTGACGGTCCGCACGCCAACCGCTTCCTGTGGGCGCGGCTGAATCTCGACAACCCGAACGCGACCGCTGTTGCGATTGCGAAAGCGGAACTGTCGGCGATCTGTCGTGCGGTCGGCGTCATGGCTCCGAAGGACTCGATGGAGCTGCACAATTTGCCGCTGGTGATCCATGTGCGTTGCAAGCGGCGCGATGACACAGGTGAGATCACGAACGAGATCAAAGGCTACTCAAAGAAAGAGTCGGCTCCGGTCGCTGCCGCTGAGGCCGCGACGTCCACGAATTCGCCTCCGTGGAGCCGTGCCTCATGATCGAACTCGAACTGCCGTGGCCGCCGTCGATCAATCACTACTGGCGACGGGTCGGACCACGCACGTTGATCAGTCGCGAGGGTCGTCGGTTTCGGGAAACCGTGCTGGCGATCCTCGCGGACATGCCCATTCTGACTCTGACCGAAGAACTCGAAGTGCTGATCGTAGCGTCGCCACCTGACCGTCGGCGACGCGATATCGACAACATCGCCAAGGCCCTGCTCGATGCTCTTCAGCACGGTGGCGTCTACATCGACGACAGCCAGATCGTCGACCTGCGAATCAAGAAGGCCGACCCCGTTCAGGGCGGTCAAACGCTCGTGCAGATCATTGAGGTGTGAATGTCCGCTCTGCGTCCCTACCAGCGCGAAGCCGTCGATGCGGTGTACCAGCACCTGCGGACGCGCGATGACAACCCGGTCGTCGTCCTGCCGACCGGTTCGGGCAAGAGCTGGTGCATCGCGCAGATCGCGACGGACGCTGTTCAACAGTGGGCCGGTCGCGTTCTGATCCTCGCCCATCGCCGCGAACTGCTCGAGCAGAACGCCGACAAGATTCGCCGGCTGTGTCCTGATCTGCAGGTGGGGCTGTACTCGGCGGGACTGAAACGCCGCGATACCAACACACCAGTGCTCGTGGCCGGGATTCAGAGCGTCTGCAAGCGGGCGTGCGAGTTCGATCCGTTCGACCTTGTGCTCGTCGATGAGTGCCATCTGATTCCGAGAGACGGCGAAGGCATGTATCGCCAGTTCCTGACCGAGGCATCCATCGTCAATCCGCATCTGCGCACGATCGGCCTGACGGCGACGCCGTACCGGCTGGACTCCGGCCCGATCTGCTCTACCGAGCATTTCCTGAACGCCGTCTGCTACGAAGTCGGCATCCGGGAACTGATCCGTGATGAGTATCTCAGTCCGCTGATCTCGAAAGCCGGTACGGCGCAGGTCGACACGACCGGACTCCACATACGCGCCGGCGAGTTCGTCGCCGAGGAAGTCGAACGGCTGATGGATGATGACGGACTCGTCGATGCAGCCTGCGATGAGATCCTGCAACTGACGGCCGATCGCCAGTCCGTGCTGATCTTCACGGCGGGCGTTCATCACGGGAAGCACGTACAGAGTGTGCTGGAAAGTCGGGGTGTCGAATGCGGGTTCGTCTGTGGCAAAACGCCAGCTCGCGAGCGCGACGAGACACTGGCCCGGTTTCGCCGTGACGAATCGGGGGATCTCTTCGATCGCAGGCCGCTGAAGTTCCTGGCGAACTCCGATCTGCTGACGATCGGTTTCGATTCACCCTGCATCGACTGCGTCGTACTGCTTCGACCGACCATGTCGCCCGGTCTGCTCGTCCAGATGTGCGGTCGCGGGTTCCGATTGTATCCCGGAAAGCAGGACTGCCTGATTCTCGACTTCGGCGGGAACATCGAACGTCATGGGCCGATCGACCAGATCGTCGTGGAAGCCCGACCGACGGACAGCGACGGTTCCGCGCCAGTGAAGATGTGCCCGGAGTGCCGATCCCTGGTGGCAGCGGGATACAGCATCTGCCCGGACTGCGAATACGAGTTTCCTCCAGCCGACCGGAAGAAGCACGAAGCGAAAGCCAGTTCGGCGGGCGTGCTGTCCGGAGAAACAACCGACGTCCGCTACGACGTGCAGGACATCCGTTACAGCGTCCATTTCAAACGTGATGCCGACGAGGGCGCTCCACGAACCATGCGGGTGGAGTACCGACTGGGGCTCGATCACTGGCAGTCGGAATGGATCTGCTTCGAACACACCGGCTACGCGCGATGGAAGGCCGAGCAGTGGTGGAAACGCCGTTCGCCTGATGCCATGCCGTCCACGGCACAGGAAGCCGTCGACATTGCCAATGCTGGCGGAGTTGCCCCGACTGAAGCGATCACCGTCCGGAACGTCGCTGGTGAGAAGTACGACCGGATCATCGGCTACGAACTCGGCGAGGTGCCCGAAGCCGTCTTCTGTGTTCCGAGCTTTGATGACGACGAGGTGCCTTTCTGAACGTGCAACGGACTGCACTCTGCATGGCGGCGCTGAGGTATGCCGAACTCGGCTACCCGGTGTTTCCGTGCGCGCCGGGACGCAAGACACCGCTGACGAAACGCGGCAACCGCGATGCCACGACCGATGCGGCTCAGATCGAGCAGTGGTGGCAGCAGCGTCCGAACGCGAACATCGGCATCGCGACCCACGGGCTTGTGGTGATCGACGTCGATGCCGGAAGCACCTGGCTTGTCGACGAGCCAGACCGCTTTGCCGATCTGGATGCTGCGCCGCTTTCTCATACGGCCAATGGAGGCCGACAGCACATCTTCCGGCAGCCCCACGAACGGCTGTGGAGAAACACGGCTGGCCGGCTGGCCGACAAAGTCGATACGCGGGCCGACGGCGGTTACATCGTTGTGCCGCCGTCGATGCTCTCAGGCGGCAAGGCGTATCGCTGGGCCGATGGACTGGAACTCGATGTCCCGCCCGCGGAACTGTCTGAGTCACCGCAGTGGCTGATCGAGCAGCTCGACGAACTGGCGACGCCACGATCAAAAGCGAAGCCGGCCCGTGCCACCAGTCCGCGAACGTCGTCGCCCACGGCCGCTCGTGTCGCGTCCGGTTCGCCAGGTGCCAACGCGATTCCGGCCGGTCAGCGAAACGCCACTCTGGCGAAACTGGCGGGCACGATGCGCCGCGCGGGAATGTCCCGTAGTGAAATCCTTGCCGCGCTGGAGCGGGCAAATGCCGAGCGGTGTTCACCACCACTGGACTCCCCCGAAGTCGAGCGCATCGCCGACAGTGTCGGTCGCTACCAGCCCGACCAGATCACGGTCGCACGGATCGAGAACCACTGGGCCCAGATGTACGCGCCGCCGCGTGCCGACGGACCACCCGATCCCGGACCGTTTCCCAATCGACTGCTCAGCGTGCCGGGCTTCGTCGGCGACCTGGCAGCGTTCATGGTTGCCACGGCATTCCGGCCGCAACCCGTGCTGGCACTCGGAGCGGCGATCGCACTCATGGGAACATTGACCGGTCGCAAGGTGTGCGACGACACCAACACGCGGACCAACGTGTACTGCCTCGGCGTCTGCCCGTCCGGTGGTGGCAAGGAACGCGCCCGGCAGGTCAACAAGGAGATCCTGTTCCTCGCCGGTGCGCCGGAGATGGCCGGGCCGGAAGGGTTGGCGAGCCATGCCGGTCTCATCACGGCCGTCGAGCAGCAGCCGGCGATCCTCTTTCAGCTCGATGAGATCGGACGCCTGCTGCGCACGCTCGTCGAGCCTGGGCGATCGCCACACCTGTATCACATCGCGACGAACCTGATGAAGCTCTTCACCAGTTCGGCGACGGTCTATGTGGGTGACGCCTACGCCGATGCTCGTCGCAACAAGGTCATTCATCAGCCGCACGCCTGCGTCTACGGAACCACCGTGCCGCAGTCTCTGTACGAAGGTCTGACCGCTGAGAACGTCACCGATGGTTTCCTGTCCCGCGTCATGATCTTCGAGTCGTCGAGTGATCGCGCACCGAGACAGCGACCAGTGATTCAATTCGTGCCGGACGACCTCGTCGACTTTGCCCACTGGTGGATTGAGTACCAGCCGGGTGGAAACCTCGCCGCCGAAAATCCGTCGCCGAGAACAATCGCAGCCAGTCCAGCCGCCTCTGCCGCGTTCGATGCGCTGGACGATGTTGCCGAGCAGACGCAACTCGAACTAGGCGATCCGCTTGGCACGCTGTGGACACGAGCGACCGAGAAGGCCCGCAAGCTGGCTCTGATCCGGTGCTGCAGTCGGGCTCGCGAATCTCCTGAGATCGACGAAGCCGATGCCGTGTGGGCATGCGATCTCAGCCGTTACCTCACCGAGCGACTCGTCTACCTCGCCAGTCAGTGGGTCGCGGAGAACCCTTTCGATGCCAAACGCAAACGGGTGCTGCGTCTGATAAGCGACGCGGGTGAAGTCGGCGTGACTCGCTCCGAGCTTTACAGCCGCACGCGAGCCTTCACGACCCGCGAGCGATCGGAAGTTCTCGAAACGCTGCTGCTCTGCGGCGATGTCGTTGAACAGAAAGAACAGACCGGCGGCGCTCCGCGTTCGCGGTACGTCGCGTCCATCCACGCCGGGGAGGCTTCTTCGTAGTTATTCGCATCCACCCTTCCAGTGACACAGGACTTCTTCGTCGTTTTTCGCAACCGCCTATGTCTTCGACAAACACTTCTTCGACGTTATGCGCGCCCTGTGTGTGTCTCACACACACGGGAGGAGAAGAACAGGGTGGCTACTAATAACTACGAAGAAGTCTCTCTTCTCTATGTATGTATAGGTACTTCCTCCGGATCCTCATCAGGTGATCCCCGCGGGAACAGCGGCGCTATTGAGGACAGTTTGTTTTGTGTGTCCGAAGTCTGAACGGAGTCAGATCATGAGAATCGAGCAGCGGAAACTGGCAGACGTCAAACCGTACGAGCAGAACCCGCGGATCAATGATGGGGCGGTTGAAGCCGTCGTGCGGAGCATTCAGGAGTTCGGCTTCCGGCAACCGATTGTCGTGGATGAGGACGGCGTGATTATCGTCGGCCACACGAGGTTCAAGGCGGCTCAGAAGCTGGGGCTGGAGAAGGTGCCGGTCCATGTGGCGAAGGAGCTGTCACCGACGCAGGTGAAGGCTTACCGCCTGGCCGATAACCGCACGGGCGAGATTGCCGAGTGGGATTTCGACCTGCTGCCCATCGAACTGTCTCAGCTCGGCGAAATGGACTTCGACCTCGGCATGCTTGGCTTTGCGGAAGATGACCTCGCGAAGCTGCTCGACCCAGGTGTGAAGGAAGGGCTCACCGATCCGGACGCTGTTCCGGAACCACCGGATGAAGCCATCACACAACCCGGCGATCTTTGGATCCTCGGTGATCATCGATTGCTGTGTGCGGACAGCTCGAAGCCAGCCGACGTGGATCGGCTGCTCGACGGTCAGCCGATTCACTTGGTGAATACCGATCCGCCGTACAACGTGAAGGTAGAGCCACGATCGAACAACGCGATCGCGGCCGGCCTGTCCTCGTTCGAGGGCGCGAAGCATCACCAGAAGCTGGATGTTGAACGGCATCCGGGGAAAGCCAAGCCGACGCAGAAGAAGTTGCGTGCCAAAGATCGTCCGCTGGCAAACGACTTCGTGTCCGACGAAGAGTTCGACCGGCTGCTCGACGCGTGGTTCGGAAACGCGGCGCGAGTGCTTGAGCCTGGTCGGGCGTTCTATATCTGGGGCGGCTATGCGAACTGTGCCAACTACCCGCCGTTCCTGAAGAAGCATGGTCTGTACTTCTCACAGGCGATCATCTGGGACAAGCAGCATCCCGTACTGACCCGCAAAGATTACATGGGCGCGCACGAGTGGTGCTTCTATGGATGGCGGGAAGGTGCAGCACATCAGTTCTTCGGTCCGAACAACGCCACTGACCTGTGGGCGGTCAAGAAGGTCAATCCGCAGTCGATGATTCACCTGACCGAGAAGCCGGTCGAACTCGCCGTGCGGGCCATGCAGTACTCATCGCGAACCGGCGAGAACGTGCTCGACCTGTTCGGTGGCTCTGGCAGCACTCTCATGGCCGCAGAGCAAACCGGACGCAAAGCGTTCCTGATGGAACTCGATTGCCTGTATGCCGACGTGATCGTGAAACGCTGGGAAGACTTCACGGGGCGGAAAGCCGAGCGGATCGCGGCAGTTCCAGCACAGGATGTGCCAGCATGATCTACTTGGCCAGCCCCTACACACATGCCGACGCCGGTGTTCGGACGAAACGATTCCGTGCGGCCTGTCGCGCGACAGCCTCGCTCATGCGGCAAGGGCACGTCGTCTTCGCGCCGATCGTTTACGGTCACCCGTTGGTGGCGGAAGGACTACCGATCGAGTGGCCGTGGTGGGAGCGATTCGACCGCGAGCATCTGTCGCGCTGTGACGAAGTTGTTGTGCTGACACTCAATGGCTGGGAAAGCAGCGCCGGCGTGCAGGCAGAAATCCGGATCGCAGAGGAACATGGCAAGCCGGTGCGGTATCTGGTTCCGGTCGACGACGTTGCGGACGGTTCGCCCGTGTTGGCGCCTGTGGCCACGGAGGGCGGGTTCTGACCAATCTACGGACCAACGAGAAAACGCCCCGACGTCGCGAACGTGGGGCGTCACGCGCTACGGAGCGCGTCGGGCGGTCAGTTGCCGGGCTCGTCGCTGGCGGGAACGGGTGGGTCGAGGCGGTCGGCGATTGCCAGGAGGGCCTCGACCAGATCCCAGGCGTCGATGCGAGTGGATCGCCGGCCCTCGTCCAGCGCCGTCTGCATGGCGGTGGTCACGTCGCGAATGGCGTCCGCCATTTCAATCTGCGTTGTCGTCGTCATCGTATTCGTACTCCGCATCGGGTTCGTAAAGATGCCCGCAGTTCACGCAGCGGACGGTTTCAAAGTCGTCCTGCCAGACCAGCCGGTCCGCGTCGCGTTCTCCGCAGCACGGACATTCGCAGCCGGGCGGGACATCGCTGGATCGTCGTTCGGCGATCATGGTTGATGGCTCCATCAGGCGGTCTTCAGGGTGAAGCGGCCGCGATCGGTTTTCACGAACCGGGCGTCGGCTCCCTTCGTGTTGATTTCGCGAATGATCGCGGCGTAGAGCGTGGCGTGAGGCGTCTTGCCGCCGGGGCTCGTCCAGTACCCTTTGGTCGTCATCGCCTCGATCATCTCTTTCGAGGCCATCGGTTCGGTCGCCTCGCCGAGCACCTTTGCCGCCGCGTCCAGGGCGCTGAGCTTCTTCTTTGCCGTGTCAGCCTTTTTCACCGGCTGCTTCTTCGCAGCCGGCTTCGAGGCCTCCGGCTTCGTCGTCGCGCTCTTGCGAGTCGTGGCCTTCCGGGTGGTCGCCTTCTTCGTCGTGGTCTTCTTTGCAGCCATTCTTCAATCCCCTTCGTAAAGCGGGTCCAGAAACAGAAAGAGCCGGCCAACATGGCCGGCTCAGGAGTCCGTCGTATTTGCCCGGTGTTCCCGGGCGAGCATCTCGTGATGCCAGTTCCAGAGTTCGACCTCGTCCTCGGTCGCGGGTCGCACCGTGTGAATCACGATCGGATGGTTGCCGTACTTCTCGCGGAAGTCGGTGTAGAGGTCCTCGAGCAGCGGGATGGCCCGATCACGTGCCAGCGTTTCGGTCTCGGCGTCGACCAGCACGTACCGCGTGACGGTCGCGACCAGCCAGGTGGTTGTGTTCGCGTTCTTCATGACGATTCCCTTTTAGTCGCGGGCGTTGAGGAAGCGGGTGATCGAGCGTCGCGTCCAGGCGGGCAACGGGCCGCTGATCCATTCGTCGTGCGTCATCGCGTCGGCCAGGTGGCGTCCGTCCCGGCTATCGAGGAAATCGCGGGCCTGCTCGCTGGTCAGCCCGAATTCGTGAATCAGTTCGCAGCTCACGTCGTCCCAGATCTCGCGAGCGTCGGCGTCGCTGCAGCCGGTGTTCGAAAGCGTCGTCCCGAAGAAACCCCACGCTTCGTTCCGCGTGGCGAGGATCTCGGGCATGTCGTGCGTGGCGTTCATCGTTCGCGTCTCCGTGGTTCGTGGTCCGTTCAACAACGGGACACATGGAGCCATGAGACGCGGACGAACTCCAGCGAGTTCGCGAGCGATTCCTGCATCTTTTCCGAGGTTCTTTGATGTCGTCGGATGACCACGACCGCAGCCTGAATCCGACCGCCCTGGCGATCCCGGCCGCAGCGACGCTGCTGTCGAAGGTCGGCGGCAAGCCCGTGCGCGAGGACATGCTGCGAGCGGACATTGAGGCCGGCGCTCCGACGAACACGGATGGGACAATCAATCTCGTGATGTATGCCGCGTGGCTGGTGAAGGGGCTCGGACGTGGCGATTGACCCGCGCAAACTCCGACCGGGCGAACTGTGCCGGCTGCTGAACTCGACGCCTCTGGGCGAGGTCATCAGCGAGCGACAGCTGTACCGCCACCGCATGCGCGCAGGCTTTCGCGTTGGAGACGGACGTCACGTCGATCTGCTGCGCTACGTCGCCTGGCTGGTCGATGTCTTTCACGAGCCGAAGCCGGAATCAGATGCCGATCCCTACGCGACGCTCAAAGAACGATCGCGTGCCCGCAACGCGGCGATCGCGCAGTCGGGCAGGGACATCGGCGAACTGCCGGCGATCGCTGATCCCGATCGACGCCATCAGGCCGAGCGAGACTTCTGCTTCTTCTGCGAGGCCTATTTCCCGCTAACGTTTCACCTCGCGTGGTCTCCGGACCATCTCAAAGTGATTTCGAAGATCGAAGAGGCAGTGCTCGAAGGCGGCCTGTTCGCGATGGCGATGCCGCGCGGCAGCGGCAAGACAACGATCTGCGAGTGCGCCTGCATCTGGGCCGTGCTCAACGGTCACCGCGAATTCGTCTGCCTGATCGGGTCTGACGAAGGCCACGCGATGGACATGCTGGATTCCATCAAGACAGAACTCGATGGCAACGAACTGCTGCTGGCCGACTTCCCCGAGGTGGTCTTCCCGATTCAATGCCTGGACGGCATCGCCAACCGATGCAGCGGACAGCTTCATCAGGGCGAACGAACTCACATCGGCTGGACGGCTCGTGAAGTGGTCCTGCCGACGATGCCCGGTTCGCTCGCCAGCGGAGCGATCATCAAAGTCGCCGGCATCACCGGTCGCATTCGCGGGATGAAGTTCAAGCGGCCGGATGGTCAGACCGTGCGTCCGTCACTGGTCGTGCTCGACGACCCGCAAACTGATGAGTCCGCGCGGTCGCTGTCTCAATGTGCGAACCGTGAGAGCATTCTGGCCGGAGCGGTCCTCGGTCTCGCCGGACCGGGGAAGAAGATCAGTGGCATCATGCCGTGCACGGTCATCAGACCGGGCGACATGGCCGACAGCATTCTCGATCGCGATCGGCATCCTGAATGGAACGGCGAGCGGACCCGCATGGTCTACTCGTTCCCCGCCGACGAGAAGCTGTGGACCCGTTACGCGGAACTCCGCGCCGAAGGCCTGCGCAATGGTGACAGCGGCAAGGCGGCGACCGAGTTCTACGCTCAGCATCGGGCTGCAATGGATGCTGGAGCGAAGGTCGCGTGGCCCGAGCGGCACAATCACGACGAACTGTCCGCGATCCAGCACGCGATGAATCTCAAGCTGCAGGACGAGGCAGCCTTTTTTGCGGAGTACCAGAACGAACCGCTGCCCGAAGAGACCGTCGACGACGATCTCCTGACGGCCGACGAGATCGCCGCGAAGATCAACAACCGTCAGCGAGCAGAGATCCCGATCGCGTGCAATCACCTTACGATGTTCATCGACGTGCAGCAGAAGCTGCTCTTCTACTGCGTGTGCGCGTGGGAAGACGACTTCACCGGCTACATCGTCGACTACGGTTCGTACCCCGATCAAAAGCGGACGTACTTCACGCTGCGTGACGCCCGTCACACACTCGCGACGGCGGCACCGGGAAGCGGGCTGGAAGGCTCAATCTATGCGGGCCTCGAATCATTGACGCAGCAGTATCTTAGCCGGGAGTGGAAACGTGACGACGGAGCGGCGTTGAAGATCGACCGGTGTCTGATCGATGCCAACTGGGGCCACTCGACCGACGTCGTCTACCAATTCTGCCGGCAGAGCAGCCACTCGACGATTCTGATGCCCTCGCACGGCCGTTTCGTCGGTGCGTCGAGCATTCCCTTCTCCGAGTACAAGCGAAAACAGGGCGACCGCGTCGGCCTCAACTGGCGGATCCCCAACGTCCGTGGCAAGCGTGCTGTGCGGCATGTGGTCTACGACACCAACTGGTGGAAGTCCTTCGTCCACGCCCGGCTGGCAGTGTCGATGGGCGACCGGGGCTGCCTGTCGCTGTTCGGTTCGAAGCCCGAAACACACCGGCTGTTCGCCGAGCAGATCACCGCCGAGTACTTCGTGAAGACCTCTGGCCGTGGTCGCACGGTCGACGAGTGGAAGCTCCGCCCCGAACAGTCCGACAATCACTGGCTGGACTGTCTGGTTGGCAGCGCCGTCGCCGCCTCAATTCAGGGAGTTGTCCTGTTCGGCACCGACACGGCACCTGTCCCGCAGCGCCGCCGCATCCGCCTGTCCGAACTGCAACGGAGCCGACGGATATGAGCGAAACGCCCTCGGACTCGAAGAGTACGCAACGCGGCATCGAATGCCCTCGCTGCGGCTGCCGACATTTCCGCGTGCTCTACACCCGCGCCGTATCCGCTGGTCGCCTGCGACGGCGACGTGAGTGTCGACACTGCGGTCACCGCGTGACAACGCACGAGAAACTCAGCATCGAATGACGCACGGAGTTCTGCATACGGAATGGATTCACGTTTCGAAGCAGTTTCCGTCGTCAGCTCGAACCGCAACCGGGTAGGTCTACAAGTAGACGACATGAGTTGTTTGTCGTCAGCGCAGGAGACCGGGACGTGGCGGAATCACTCGACGAGACCATTCGCGAGAACGCTGCCGGCCCGGCGAAGGCGTCGGGTGATTCGGGCAGCATGGAACAGCACAAGCTGACCGACCAGATCGCCGCCGACCGCCACCTGTGCTCGAAGGACGCCGCGAAGTCGAAGACTCGCGGCCTGCGGTTCAACAAGCTGGTGCCTCCAGGGTCGACGTAGTGTTTGCGTGGCTCAGAAACATTTCGCGATCGCGACTGACGAAGGCGTCCCGTTCGGGGCGTTTCGGTCGCTTCGTTCGCGGCCGCTACGACGCGGCAGTGACGACGCATGACAACCGTCGTCACTGGGCCAACGCGGATGGACTGTCGGCCAATGCGGCGAACAGCCCGGAAGTCCGTCACGTGCTGCGAAACCGTTCCCGCTATGAGGTCGCCAACAACAGTTATGCCAAGGGCATTGTGCTGACGCTGGCGAATGACGTGATCGGCACCGGTCCACGGCTGCAACTGCTCACTGAGGACAGCGAAGCCAACCGCCGCATCGAACGAGAGTTCATGCGATGGTCGAAGGCAGTGGACCTGCCGGGGCGGCTTCGTACGCTGCGGATGGCTCTCGCCACGGACGGCGAGGCCTTCGCAGTCTTCATCAGCAACGACCGGCTGCCGACGGACATCAAGCTCGACCTGCGGCTGATCGAGGCCGAGCAGGTGGCAACACCCGACCTGTCGCTGGACAGCGACAACAGTGCTGACGGGATCGTGTTCGACCGGTCCGGCAATCCGGTTGAGTACCACATCCTGCGGACGCATCCCGGCGAGCCGCGCGGACTCGCGTCACGCGATTATGATCGCGTTCCGGCGGAGGCGGTTCTGCATTTGTTTCGTCCGGATCGGCCCGGTCAGCGTCGCGGTGTTCCGGAGATCACGCCGGCACTACCGCTGTTTGCGATGCTGCGGGACTACTCGCTGGCGACGCTGGATGCCGCCAAGGCCGCCGCTTACTTCGCGGGCATTCTTTACACGGATGCTCCGGCGAATGGGGAAGCAGAAGCTGTCGAACCGCTTGACACGATTGAACTCGATCGCAATCTGCTGCTGACGATGCCGGGCGGGTGGAAGATGAGCCAGCTCGAAGCCGAGCAGCCGTCGGGCACATACGGCGAGTTCAAACGCGAACTGCTCAATGAAATCAGCCGCTGTCTGAACATGCCGTACAACATCGCTGCGGCCAATTCGTCGGGCTACAACTACGCGTCCGGACGACTCGACCATCAGACGTATTTCAAGTCGATCCGTGTTGATCAGAGCCGCCTCGAATCGGTCGTGCTCGATCCGCTGCTGGCCGCATGGTTCGACGAAGCCGTGCTTATCCCCGGGCTGTTGCCCGCCGGACTCGGACCGATCGCCGAATGGCCGCATCAATGGTTCTGGGATGGTCACGAGCATGTCGATCCCGCCAAGGAAGCCAATGCTCAGGCCACGCGGCTGAAGTCGCATACGACCACGCTGGCCGACGAGTTCGCACGCCGCGGACTCGACTGGGAAACGCAGCTTCGCCAGCGGGCGAAGGAACTGACGCTGATGCGTGAACTGGGGCTGGCCGTTGAGGAAGGCCCGTCTGTCTCGATCACGGAGGATGAGAATGCCGACGACGATGAAGTCCCGGCCTGCGCCGCCTGACGCGTCGCAACCGACCACGCTGAGCTTCACAGCGCAGACCCGCATCGATGTCGAAGCGGCCGGCGACGGTGAAGCGCCCGCGCTGCCACGGTTCCGGATGGTTGCCTACACGGGTGCTCCGATGCGGATCTCCGGCTGGCGGCATCCGGTGATTCTCGACCTCGCCGGACTGGCGATTCCGTCGCAGTCTCGCCCGATTCGATTCGGACACGACCCGCTCGCCGGTGTCGGGCACACGGACAGTATCCGTGTCGAGGAAGGTCAGCTTGTCGCGGCCGGGCTGGTGTCGCGTGACACGTCGGCGGCTCGCGAAGTCGTCACGAGTTCGAAGAACGGATTCCCGTGGCAGGCATCCGTCGGCGCGAGCGTTGATGAGTTCGAGTTCATTCGCGACGGCCAGAAGGTGACGGTCAACGGTCGTCAGCACAGCGGGCCGTTGAACGTGGTGCGTCGTTCGACGCTGGGCGAGATCAGCTTTGTGGACCTCGGCGCGGATGGAGCCACCAGTGCGGCCATCGCGGCCAGTGCCGAAACGTCGGAAGGAGACGACGAAGTGCCTGACAACAACGACAATCAACAGACCACGGAAGCGCCGACTGCTTCCGCGAATGGAACGGTCACGGCTACGTCTCTGGTGGATGACATCCGGGCTCAGGCGGCGACCGAAACCGAACGGATCGAGTCCGTGCGCCGCATCTGTGACGGGCGACATCCAGACATCGAAGCGAAGGCGATCCGGAACGGCTGGGACTCGCAGCGAACGGAACTCGAAGTACTGCGGGACGCGCGTCCGTCAGCTCCAGCCGTGCATGTGCCGGATTCGACCGTCACCGGATCAGTGCTCGAAGCGGCGTGTCTGCTGACCGCCGGCCTGTCGGAACCGGAAAAGCAGTTTCAGCCGCAGACGCTCGACGTGGCGGCGCGACGATTTCGAGGCGGGATCGGGCTACAGGAACTGCTGCTCGAAGCGGCATGGGCCAATGGCTACACCGGTCGCAACTTCCGCGACAGCCGCTCCGTCCTGCGATTCGCCTTCGGGCACGATGTGCAGGCGGCGTACTCGACGGTCGACGTCAGCGGCATCCTGTCGAACGTCGCTAACAAGTTTCTGCTCGACGGATTCTTCAGCGTCGAACGGACCTGGCGCAACATCTGTGCGGTCCGCAACGTCAGCGACTTCAAGACCGTCACCAGCTACCGGCTGGTCGGCAAGGATCAGTACGAACTCGTCGCGCCGGGCGGGGAACTCAAGCACGGCACGCTCGGCGAAGAGACCTACTCGAACAAGGCCGACACGTACGGGCTTGTGTTGAGCATCGATCGTCGGGACATCATCAATGATGACCTTGGTGCGATTACGACCGTTCCGCGCAAGTTGGGCCGAGGCTCAGGCCTGAAGATCAACGACGTGTTCTGGACGACGTTCCTGGCGAACTCGACGTTCTTCAAGGCGGCCAACAACAACTACGTGACCGGAGCAGATACGGCTCTGACGATCGACGGTCTGACCAAGGCCGAAGTCACTTTCATGGATCAGGTCGATTCCGACGGCAAGCCGGTCGGAATGATGCCGGCCCTTCTACTGGTGCCCACGGCGCTGTCAGCCATCGGTTCGCAGCTCTTCAAGTCGCTGGAACTGCGCGACACGACGGCCAACGCCAAGTTCCCGGTCGCGAACCCCCATCAGGGCAAGTTCCGGGTCGAAGTCAGCCGCTACCTGGCGAACGCTCAATACACGGGCAACTCGGCGAAGGCGTGGTATCTGCTGGCCGATCCCAACGACCTGCCGGTCATTGAGGTCGCGTTCCTGAACGGTCAGGAGTCGCCAACCATCGAAACCGCCGATGCCGACTTCAATCAGCTCGGCGTGCAGATGCGGGGTTATCACGACTTCGGCGTCGCTCTGCAGGACCACCGTGGCGGCGTGAAGAGCAAAGGAGAGTAACGCATGGCAACCGCAGTCTTTCAGCACGATGGCAACGCGATCGACCACACGCCGACGGCGGACGTGGCGGCCGGCGACGTCGTTGTGCAGGGCGACCTCATCGGCGTCGCGAAGACACCGATCCCGGCCAACACGCTGGGAGCACTCGCCGTCGTGGGCGTCTTCGACTTTCCGAAGGCCAACGGCGTCGGGACGGCGATCACTTCCGGAACGAGCCTGTTCTGGGATGAGCTCGCGCAGCAGGCGACCAGTGATGACAACGCCGGAGCTAACAAGGCACTCGGCAAATCGATCGCTGACACGACCGACGATGACACCACGGTCCGCGTGCGGATTAACCAGTAAGGACGGTCGATGGTGGACATCCTCGAACGAGGCTCGAACTGGCTGGAAGACCAGCGGGTCGCTCATGCGTCCCGGCCAGTGATCTACCATCGCGGCGAGAGCAACGTCGAGGTGCCGGCATCGATCGGACGGACGGTGTTCGAGATCGACGACGGTCTTGGAATTCTCGAACGGACTGAGTCTCGGGACTTCCTCGTTCCGGCAGCGAGTCTGGTGCTGAACGACACGCAGGCTCTGCCGGAACGGGGAGACCGCATCCGGGAGACGATCGGGTCGGTCACGTTCACATACGAAGTCATGGCTCCGGGCAAGGAGCCACCGTGGCGGTACAGCGACGCGTATCGCCGCACGTTGAGGATTCACACGAAGCTGACCGGTACGGAGACCACATAAGCATGTCGATCATCAGTGACATTGCCGACGCCGTCGTTGCCGGAATCAACGAAGCGGAACTCAGTCAGTCGGTGACCGCCCAGCGGACCTTTCTCCCGGTCTTCGATCTGGAAGACATGCAGGACCTGCACGTCACCGTCGTGCCGCGTGGCGTCACCACGCTGCCGGGCGGACGAGGTCACAACCAGCACGATTACGCGATCGACATCGCCGTGCAGAAAAAGCTCGACGCAGTCAGCAATGCGGAAGTCGACACGCTGCTGGGGCTCGTCCAGGAACTGGCCGACCTGTTCCGGTTCAAGCGACTGACCGAGCCGCCGTACGCGGCATGGCTGAAGACAGAAAACGTGCCGGTGTACTCGCCCGAGCATCTGGAACAGCTCCGACAGTTCACCAGCGTCATCACGATCACGTTTCGAATCATGAGGTAAGTGGCAGCAATGCTCGGTGTGCAGATCGGCCCCGCGAAGAGTCTGTTCTTCGACCGGCCGGCGGTGAGGAATGCCGTCGACCGGGCGCAGCGACGTGTGCTGTCCCGGTTCGGGGCGTACGTCCGGCGCGGGGCTCGGTCGAGTATTCGAAAGCGGAAGCGACCGGCTCCGCCGGGCTCGCCGCCGTCGGATCACACGGGGCGACTGAAACGCAACATCTTCTTTGTTTACGAGCCGGTGAAGTCGAGTGTCGTCATTGGTCCGGTGCGGCTCAGTGGCAGCACGGACGCTCCGGAGACACTGGAACACGGCGGCATGGTCACGCTGAAACGGCGTGGCCGACGCATCCGGAAACGATATCAGCGGCGTCCCTTCATGGGGCCGGCGTTCGATCGCGAGCGGCCGAAGCTGCCCGCGATGTGGCGGGATTCGGTGAGGTAACGCATGGCCTGCAGCACTGGACAGACCGGACATCCGCACGGCAACGGCTTCATCGTCGTGCCGAAGTGGTTCGTGTCGTTCATCAGTTTTCTGACATCCGTCGTGTTCGTCGGAGCGGTGTTGTGGGCGTGGTCCATCTCGAACGACGTGAGTGCGATCAAAGCGGAACTCAAGGCGACCAATGACATCCGCACGGCAGAACTGGATGCCGTGCGACGACGACTGGACCGGCACGATGTCGTGCTGGATCGACTGGCGGAGCGGCTCAAGCCATGACGGCACCACTCATCAACACGGACGACTTTCAGCCGCTCGACCTGCTGGCGTGCTATGGCACCGACGCGGCGTCGAAGGCGATCTCGTGGGGCACGGGATCGTTGCTGGCTCCGTCGCGTCTGCGGCTGGGACCGTCGCACGTCGCTGTCATCTGCGAGTACCACGGCTCACCGCTGTGGGTGGAGTCGACAACGCTGTGCCGCCATGCGTGCGCCGTGTTGGGATATCCGGTTTCGGGCTGCCAGGCCCATCTGCCGGAAGACCGGATCAATGACTACGTCGCCGCTGGCGGACACGTGGATGTCTATCGGCTGACGGCCGTCGATCTGTTGTCGCAGAGCGAATCTGAACTGCTGACCCGCATCCTCGTGCGGCACTTCATCGGCAAGCAGGTCACATACGACCTCGGCGGAGCATTGCTGTCCGGGACGCGGCTGTTCCGGCACACGCGACTGCTGCCGGGAGCGGACCTCAACGAACTGTTCTGCTCGGAACTGGCGGCGAAGGTGCTGATGCGGCTGGGCCGACTGAATCAGGACAACCCAACGAAGTACAGCCCAGCCACGCTGTTCCGAAAGCTCGTCCGTCAGGGCACGGTGCAGTTCGAGACGCGGTATGCACAGGAGGCTGCAGAGTGACTCGCAACATTCTTCTCACGGCAGCGCTCCTGCTCACCGTCTCGACCGCCGCTGCGGACGAGCGCGACGCGGTTGTTCGCATCGGCGGCTGCACCGGGTTCATTGTCGAAGGCAATCTGCTGCTGACGGCGAAGCACTGCCGGCATCCCGAGCGGATGCAGGTCAAGGTGCAGGGCAAGACGGTGTCGGCCCGACGGGCGTACGTCCATCGCGGGGAAGACGGACCGGTCGTGTTCCGGCTCGAAGGCGGCCCGTTCGAGAGTCTGCCCGTCGCGAGCCGCAAACCGGAGATCGGCGAAGCGGTCTACTCACTGGGTTATCCCGGCGGGAACTGGTCGCGGAGCGAAGGCGAACTCGTCGGCGGCAACGGCGTCGACGTCAATTACACGAACCACCACATCGCGACCGGCAACAGCGGCGGCCCCTTGCTGAACGCGAAGGGTGAAGTCGTCGGTATTGCGCTGCACACGGCGGCCGATCCCGGAGTCCACAGCTCCGGCTTCTCCGGGTGGCGGGTCACGACCGAAGCGATCCGGGCGGCTCAGGGCGAGACCGTCGCCACACCGCGACGCTACACGCGACGACCGGTCGTGGTCGTTTTCTCTTCGGATCAATGCGAACCATGCCGGCAACTCGAAGCCGACGTCGCCGCCGGTCACTTCCGTGACTACCAGTTCCGATTCGTAAAGTGGAACGAACGCGTCGGCGAATGGAGCGACCCGGAAGTCTTCAGCGATTTCCATTCGACCTGCCGACCAAAGGAGCGACTCGCCTTCCCGACAATCTGGGTAAAGGACACCGATCAGTATCGCGTCGGCTACTCGGCTGCCAGACGCGGTGGTCTGCTGGGCTGGCTTTCGAACGCCGTGCGATCACTGGTCGAAGCCATCATTGGTCGTGAAGAGCCGCCTGCGTTTCCGACACCGGGAGCGACTCCCGCTCCCGCCGACCCGGCACCAGTACCCGAGCCGCCGACCGAAAAAGAACCAGCACCGGATACCGCGCTGCTGCGACTGGCCCGCGATCTGGCGGCGCTGCGTGATCAGGTTGGTGAGACACGCAGCGACTTCGATGAATTCCGCGAGTCCGGGGTCGTCGGAAAGATCAGAGCGATCGCCCGGCTGCGTGAAGACAAGGACGAAGCGCTCGAAGCCGTCAGCGCCGTGCGGGAAGACGTGCAGGCGGTCCGCGACGACTTCCGGGAACGACCGCTGCAGTTTTTGTGGGGGCTGTTCGGGACGATCACTGGCCTCCTGCATCGGAGGTTTGCTCACTGATGGGAACGATCGCAGGAATCATCGCAACGGCGGCGCTGTCGCATCTGGGTGGAGCGTCACTTGGTGGCGTGCTCGCCAAGTTCGGCGTGCTGGGATTCGGGAAGAAGCTCTCGATCGCCCGGCATGTGCTGAAGGTTGGCAAGGCACTGCGTGATCGACTCGATCGCGACAGCAATGAAGAGGCCCGCGAGGACCTCAAGGCATGGCTGAAGAAACACGATCCGGACAACGAGTCCGGTTTCGGGAACGGCATCTCCTGACTGGACTGGAGCCCTCATGAAACTCGGCATGGAAGCAAAGCTGTACCGCAACACCGGATCGTTTGCGGCTCCGACGTGGGTCGAGATGACCAACGTCAAGGACCTGACGCTGAACCTCGAAGCGGCCGAGGCCGACGTCACCACGCGCGGCAACGCTGGCTGGCGGGCCACGATCGCGGCACTCAAAGACGGCTCGATCGAATTCGAGATGGTGTGGGACCCGGCCGACGCCGGCTTCACCGCGATTCAGGACGCGTACTTCAACAACACGACCGTCGAATTCGCGGTCATGGACGGCGACGTCACGTCGACCGGCACGCAGGGACTGCGGGCCACGATGTCCATCACCAAGCTGACTCGCAGCGAGCCGCTTGAGCAGGCCATCACGGTCAGTGTCACGGCGAAGCCGACCTACTCCGACAACGCGCCGGAATGGATGACCGTGCCGTGATGAAGCGGAGCGGTGAGGGCTGAGTGACAAGGGACCTTCCGGGGATTCAGGGATGAAGACGTTTCAGGACAACGCGGGCCGGCAGTGGACGGTGACAATCAACGTCGATGCGGTTCGTCGCGTGCGATCGCTGATCAGCGTCAATCTCCCCGACGTGCTCGACGACGGCTGCAAGCTGCTGGCGCAACTGCACGACGACCCGGTTCTGCTGGTCGACGTCCTGTACTGCGTCTGCAAGCCGGAAGCCGATGCGAAAGAGATCACCGACGAGGATTTTGGCCGGTCGATGGCCGGCGACGCCATCGGCCACGCGACGGCCGCACTGCTGGCGGAACTGTCGGATTTTTTCCCGAACGCCCGGCAGCGGGCGGCGATGCAGGAACTGATCCGGAAGACGAACAAGGTCGCGGACAGACTGCTGGAGAAGGCCGAATCCGCAATCCATCAACTGGATCCCGCGTCGGTGGTCGAGACGTTGACCGCTTCATCAGCGAACTCGCCGGAGTCCTCGGCCTCGATCCCGGACGGCTGACGCTGCGGGAACTGATCCGCATGGCCGAAGCCCGCATCCGGCAGGAGTGGAATCACACGTCCGCCGTGCTGGCGATGCTGGCCAACTGCCATCGCGACCCGAAGAAGAGCCGGACGTTCCGACCCGCCGACTTTCATCCGCTCACCCGTGACACCGCCCGACGCGGTGAACTGCCCAAGGCCAGCATCATGCTGCTGAAAACGATCTTCGTGGACCAGCAACGCCGCCCCGACGCGGCTCCGGGGGACTGACATGGCCAGTGCATCCGGTATCCGCGCAGGTCGTGCCTTCGTGGAATTGTTCGCCGACGACTCGAAGCTCGTCCGTGGTCTGAACGCCGCGCGGAAGAGACTGCAGGCGTTCGGTGCGTCGGCCCGAGCCATTGGCACGAAGCTGCTGACTGCGGGATCACTCGTCGCCGCTCCGCTGTCGTTCGCCGTGAAGGCCGGCAGCGACATGGAAGAGACGATGAACAAGTTCAACGTCGTCTTCGGTGACAACGCGCCGGCGGTCAAAAACTGGAGCGATCAGTTCGCGGGACAGATAGGACGTTCGAAGAAGCAGGTGGCCGATTTCCTCGCCGGAACGCAGGACCTGCTGGTCCCGATCGGTTTCGACGATGCCAGTGCCACGGCGATGAGCCAGCAGTTGACCGGCCTGGCGATTGACCTCGCCTCGTTCAACAACATGACCGACTCCGATGTGCTGCGCGACCTGCACGCGGCGCTGACGGGGTCGAGCGAGGTCATGAAGAAGTACGGCGTGATCGTCAACGAGACCGCAGTCAAACAGGAGATGCTGAATCAGGGCATCGATCCGCGTCACGCGACTGAACAGCAGAAGGTGATGTCTCGGCTGGCCATCATCATGCGTGGCACGACTGCTGCGCAGGGCGACGCCGAACGCTCGGCCGGTTCGTTCGCGAACCAGATGAAAGCGCTGCAGGCGAAGGTTGAGGACGCGGCGGTTGAGATCGGCTCCGCTCTGCTGCCGGTTGTGACTCCGCTGGTCACGGCACTCGCCGATGCCGTGAAGATGGTCAGCGCGTGGATCAAAGAGAATCGCGGACTTGTCGTCGTCCTCGCAAAGGTCGCCGCGGCCGTCGTCGCCGCGGGGCTGGCTTTCATCCTGATCGGGTCTGTGGTTTCCGGATTCGGCGCGACGCTGGGAGTACTCGCGTCTGTGCTCACCGGAATCGGCAGCGCGTTCAGTCTCGTGGGCTCGGCGATCGCGGCGCTGATGTCGCCGATCGGACTGGTGATCGCCGGCGTCGGAGCACTCGCGGCTTACCTCATTACATCGACGGATGCCGGCGGTCAGGCACTGGCGTGGCTCGGTGACAAATTCGCCGTCCTGAAAGACGAAGCGCTCGCCGCGTGGCAGGGCATCAGCGACGCGCTCGCCGCCGGTGACATCGGACTGGCCGCTCGCATTCTGTGGTTGTCACTCAAGCTGCAATGGCAGAAGGGTGTCGATGCTCTCAACCGAATCTGGGCAACCGTCAAGAACACGTTTCTGACGACGTGGACGGAAGCCGTCTTCAGCACCGCCGCGATCGCCACCGAAGGCTGGGCCGGGCTGCAGTCGGCGTGGACGGAGACCATTGACTTCCTTGCCGATGCATGGGCGATCTTCACGACCGGTCTGACAAAGACGTGGAACACGGCCGTCGGCTTCATCCGTACGGCGTGGGTCAAACTAAAGTCGCTGTTCGACGACGACGTGGATGTCGACGCCGAGGTCGCTCGCATCACGGAAGAAACAACTTCGGCGAACGCTTCGGAAGACCGATCGCGTGACGAACGGATCTTTCAGCGTGAGCAGCAACGCCGAGAGCGGTTGAGCGAGATCGAGCAGCAGCGTTCCGGCACGCTCGAAGAACTCGAACGCGAACGCGTCGCCGAACAGGATCGACATTCCGAGCAGTTTCGCTCCGACGTGCAGCAGTCGGAAGACGCTCTCACGCAGGCCCGTCGTGAATGGCAGCAGGCCATCGAGCAGGCGGCCGAAGCGCGTCGCCAGTCCGAATCGGAAACAGCCGACGGTCCGGCTCGGACTCTGTCGCCCGGCGATCTGATCCAGCAACTGCAGCAGCAGCTCAACGGAGCCGGCGAGCAACTGCAGGAGACGCAGGAACGCATCAGCGTCACCGGCACATTCAACGCCGCCGCCGTGCGTGGTCTCGGTGGTGGCTCCCCGGAAGAACGCACGGCCAAAGCCACTGAGGAAACCGCGAAGAACACCCGCCGCATTCTGGATGAAGCCCGGCAGAGCGGGCTCGTGTTTGGTTGAGGAACGATGAGGACACCGGTCACCCGAAATGCCTGTCACGGTTCACGAGAAATGGGACAGCCGCGAAACGACGATCAGCGAAGACTCGACCGTCGATCTGCGGTTCGTGATCCGCGGCACGGACGACGACGCGGCCGCCAACACGGCGCTGCTCGCGGCGTCGCCCGTGCTGTACGGCGGGCTCGTGCGCCAGAGTCTCCATACCGAGCGGATCGCCGAGTACGAATGGGATGGCTCAGTCCGCTACGGACGACTCGAACCGCCGCAGACCGGCGACAGTTCCTTCTCGTTCGACACCGGCGGCGGCACGCAGCACATCACGCAGTCATTGGCGACGGTCGGTGCATACTCGGTCGATGGGCCGCCGCCCGACTTTCGCGGTGCGGTCGGAGTCACGCGCGACAGTGTCGATGGCGTGGACATCACCGTCCCGGTCTACAACTTCACCGAGACGCACTACATCGCCACCGGCCTGGTGACGACGGCTTACAAGGCGGCTCTCTTCTATCTCACAGGTCAGGTCAACAACGCAACGTTTCGCGGGTTCGCTCCGGGCGAAGTGCTGTTCCTCGGCGCGTCCGGTTCCAAGCGCGGCCCCGACGACTGGGAGATCACGTACCGCTTCGCAGCCAGTCCCAACGTCGCGGGCCTGGCGGTCGGCGACATGACGGGCATCGCCAAACGCGGCTGGGAGTATCTCTGGGTGCGATATGAGGACGTTGAGGACACGACGGCAATGGCTCTCGTGAAGCGGCCCGTCGCGGTCTACGTCGAACAGGTTTATCCGTATGGCAATTTCGCAGGACTTGGCATTGGAGCGTGACGT